CAGACCCCACTCCGCCAGCGCCAGCTCATACAAATCATCTGGCGACTGCCCCCACTCTGCTTCTGCAGAGGTCAGGCCTTCGCCAGGTCGGATAAAGGGGAGTTGAGCATCAGTAAGCTCTGGAACCCCTCCATGAATTCTTCTTCATACCCATTCGCCAGGATATGCTCGCGGTCCGCCTCCAGCGCCGGATCTGCGCTGATCACGACCTCAATCAGCGCCTCGACGATGCCGTTGGCGCCCTTCATCATCTCCAGCCCCGACGCCATCACATTCTCCGTCTCGGCGTTGTAGGCATCCACCAGCGACGGAAAGCGCTCCAGCAAACCCTGTGCGCACTTGCGCCAGGACACGGCGCGCATGGCAGGCATGCGCCGCACCGTGTAGCGCTGCCCGGCGAGCACGACCTCGATCTCTCGCATGTTCTCCCATTTCCCCGGCCTATGTGTGCGGCGCCGTCACGTTGTGAATCGTGAAGAGGTTATTGGCGTTGTCGGCGAAGCCCTTGGCCGTGATCGGAATGCCCACGGTGGCGCCCTTGCCAAACGAGATCGGCCCGTCGAGGATCACGCTTGCGCTGTGCAGGAAGAGCCGCACAGGCAGCTTCGCATTCGTCGAGTGCACGCGAATGCCCTCGAAACCAATCGTCCACAGCGAGACGTCGGTCGTGTCGGCCTTGCCGACGATCGTGTCGGAACCGACCAAAGGCACGGTCGGTACCTGCACCGTCAGTGTGCCGTCCGTCGCCAACTTCAAGTTGTCGCCGATAAACTCGGCGAGCACCGTCTTGATGCTGGCGTCGATCTTGGTGCGCTGTGTGCGCACGGCTGGCGTCAGCTGCTCGACCATGATGTCGTAGGTCTCGACGTTGTGCTCGAAGGCCACCGGCTCGATCGTGTAGCCGAGCGACTTCCAGTTGCCGCCCCACGCCGCGCCAGCGATGATCGTCGACGAGTTCGGCAGCGGCTCGCCGACCGGCGCATACCAGATCGTCGCCGCGCTTGCTATGATGTTGCCCTTGTCATTGATTGCCATTGAATCCCCCCACTTCCTTCCTACCCAATTGTCAGACCTTGCCAGCGCAGCGTATTGAGCCAAAGCGCTGGCTCGGCGTCAGGCGCCCTGCCATCTTCCGAACTCACCACGGTCAAACCTAAAAGACGCACATTGCTGTTGGCGGCGCTGTAATCGTCCAGCGCTGCCTGCGTCACCTGCGCAATCTGCGCACATACCGCCGAGCTGGGCGCAGCACACGTCGCTTCGACCGCCGTGTCATAGGTAGGCGCCGTGCCTGTGCCCTGCAGGCGCAGGTTGATGTCGAAGACGACGTAGGACTGGCCCGTCTCCTGCGGCCTTTCGATTTGCCAGACCTTGACCGCGCTCATGCCCGCCGCCGTCAGCTGCGCCACCAGGCGGTTGTAAACCATCGTGCGCAGCGAGCTAAGCATTGGGCATTCCCCGCTCTAAAGCCTTGTTGTATTCGCCAGCCATCTCCGCCGCCAGCGTGCCCTGCACGGCATCCAGCGCTGGCCCCAGAAAAGGCTTTTGATTCATGCCAGGATGCGAAACCACCCGACGGTAGCCCACGCCCGGAATCTTGAGCACCTTGCGCCGCGAGCCGTTCCTGCGCACCGTGCGTCCCTTGTAGGGAATCTGGTGCGCACCGGCGCCGCTGTCTTCCAGCAGGTTGCCGTACCATGTGCCCGTGGCGATCAGCACCTGGTCGCGGCTGCGCACCTTGAGCCGCCCATAGCGACGGTCTCTGCGCCCCTTGCGATAGTCCGTGCGCTCGCTCGTCTCGACGTAGATCGAGCGGCGCGTCTCGCTCGTGCGCTGCGGTACGCGTGCCTGCGCCTCGCGCTTGATCAGCTGGCCGCCCGCCCACAGCGCAGGCTCGCCCTGCTCGTTCACAATCTTGACGATCTCCTCGCCGAGGAACTCCCACTTCACATTCTTGGTCTTGCCGCGTGTCGCCATTAGTACATCACCTCGACACACTCCAATACCAGGATGCGCTGCCGGTTGTCTGGCTCCGTCACCCCCATCACGTTGAAGGTGCGCCCCTCCCACAGCAGCTGCCACGTCGGTCGCACCGTAAACCACGGCTTGCGGATCTGCACGCGGTGAATCACGGCCGCTACCAGCGTGTCGAGCGCCGTGCTCGGCGTCTCCGAGCCTGTCAGCGTGCGCACCTCGGCCCACACCGTCGCCACGACGTCATAGGCTGGCGTGTACGCCCCGCCTGCGTCCTGCCCTTCCGGCGTCACCGGCTTCTGCAGCGTCACGCGGTGCTTCATCTTGCCTATCTTCACCGCACACCATCCGGCGGACGCCACGCCCTGAATGGCAGCAGCAGGTGCTGCACCGTCAGCGGAATTTCATACGCAGGCGAGCCCAGCGTCACCGCCTCGCGATTCTCGAACCAGTGGCCAATCTCCAACAACATGGCCGCCTTGAAGTTTGCAGGCACGGCCGCCGCTGTGCCATAGCCCGCCACATACTCGACGACCATCGTCTTCGTCGCCGTGCGCGCCGTATCCAGCACCAGCACCGCCGCCTCGCCATAAAGCGTATAGCCCGTCACGGCGACGTCATCGACCTTGACCAGCGACACCGACTGCACCGGCGCCATCGGCAGGTGGATCACGTCCACCGGCGCCATGCCAGACCCCCAAATGTTGGTCAGACGCAGAGAGCGACTGCACAGCGCACGCCACAGCCACTTCTTCTCCGTCTCCTCGATTGCCGCGTCGATCAGACGCTGGATCAGCGCGTCCTCCTCCGTGCCATCGACGCGTAGATGCAGCTTGGCATCGTCGAGCAGGATCGGCTTCTCTACTGGAGGCGTCACGGTTTGGAGCTGGTAGATCACGCGGACTCCTTGCTGCTCTTTCTGGCCTCGACCGCAGCCGCGACTTCTTCCCTGCTGGCAGCAGTCGTCGCCGCGCCCGCTTCAATCAGCTGCTGCGCCAGCGCGCCAGGCAGCAGCACGACATCCCCGGCATAGCCCGCATGTTCGCCATCGGCGAAGTTCTGCAGCAGCAGCACCGGCTCCTGGTCTTGATACTTGGCTTGCACCATCATCGCTCCTCTCGGCTACCGTGGGGACCCGGTCGCCCAGGTCCCCACCCCACGCAGCAAGAAGTAACTACGCCTGTTTCATGCGGCGGAAAGCGTCGCCCAGCACCGGCGCGCCGTCCATCTCCAGCTGACCAATGAAGCCCGTCTGGCTGTTGATGGCGTAGAGCTCGTCGAGGCGCTTCAACTGGAAGTTCAAGCTGTCAACCATCCAATAGAAGCTGAAGTCGCCGAGAATCGCCGTGTAGAGCCCGGTCGTCACCGTGTTCGGCGCATACGCCGAGAGGTTGACGGCGTGGCCGAGCAGCGTGCTGGGCTCGCCGACGCGTGTCGACTCACGCCAGATGTACTGACCGGTAGCGCCAGCCTCCTTGACCAATGCCAGCGTCAGGCCGACCGTCGGATTGATCACCCACTGCGCCTTGGCCCAGTACTGCTGCGGCAGCGAATACTTGACCTTGACCAGGTCATCGAACACGATCGCCGTCGCCGTCGCCGTGGCGACGTCTGACGCCGCAGGGATGCCATTGGCATCGGCGACGAAGATCCCCAGCGGACCCGTCGCGCCCGTGCCTGTCATGCACGCCTTCTCGATGGCGACAGCAAACTTGTAGGCGAGACGGTCATTGATCACCGCCTCGACATTCGAGACGCTGCGCAGCAGCTTGTTGCTGACCTTGAGGAACTTCGTGAGCAGGTAAGGCGTGAGGTCGCGCCGTCCAAACGCCATCGCCGTGTCTTCCTGGATGGCCGCAATTTCTGCGGTCCAGTCAGGGTCCGACGGGTCCGTCGCAATCGTGGGCACGCCCAGGCTCTTGGCGTTGGCTTCGATCGTCAGCTTGGTCGAAAGCTGGCGAATGAAGAGACGGTTGTTGATGGCGACGATCAGGTCATTCGCCACCTGCAGCGGCGCCATCATGTAGCCGCCATTGGCGTCGACGCTCGAAAGCGCGCGCTGCTCGGCCTGTGTCAGCCCGCTGTTGCCAAAGCGCATCCAGCGCCGAAAGGCGCTGCGGAATTCTTCACTGGCGCGCACCTTCTCGGTCGCGCTGGCGCCACTGCCCAGGTCGCCTTCACCCTGCGCCTGGAACGCACGCGGCTCGCTGCTGCCGCCCGAGGCGCCGCTGGTCATTGCCAGCAGATCCTCTTCGCGCTTGATGCGGTTGTCGAGCGCCAATGCATCCTGGCGCAGCTGCTCAAAGTTGCCCAGCTC